CGGTCACAAAGATCGTGTTGCCGTCGAACTCTGCGGTTTGCGCGATGGCAGAACTTAAGCCCGTCTTCAGGCTGCTCGGGCTACTCCCCGCGCTTGTCGCATCGTAGAGCGTGCCGTTGCTGCCGATGGCGAGCAGCTTGCGCGTATCGCCTGCGTGATGCTCGACCAGCGTTTTAACATCGCCGGACCCGACGCCAGTTGCGTGGCTGGCATAGCCTTCGCGCAGCGTGATCTTGCCGGTCGTAGGAAACCAGTTGTCGAGCAAGATGGCGTCTTCAGGCGCCATCGCGTCGATGCTATCGCGCGTGTTCAGACCACCCACAGGCGGCGGCACGCTCACATTCGTCGTCTGCGGACGCTGTGATTGTGGTAGCGGCTGAAGCATTTAAGTGCCGTAGTTTGCTTCTGGCACGTTGTAGGAATACGGCCCAACGCCCGACTTGTATCGGTTGTCGAAAGCCAGCTTCGGCGCACCACCATCAGCGCCAAGCGCACGCGCGACGTTGATCTGGTAGTCGCGGAAATCCTCGGCATAGTCGAGGCCGTGCAACTGCTTGAAGCGCCAGGTCACGCCCATCTCCAGCAGCAGTTCGTCAAGAATGCCGGTGTCGGTGTCCGCAGCCCATGCGGTCTGCGCACTGCCGCCACTTGATTGGCACCACGCGTTGCTGACGTAATCATAAGCAATCGTCTCAGTGCTGGTTGGCGTTGGGTCGATGAAAAACTTTTTGGCGTTGCTGTCGGCCTTGACGCGCCAACGCTGCTGCGTGCCTGCGGTGACAATGCCGCTTTTGACAAACTGCCACTGCTGGGCGTTAAGCGGCCCACGCATGGCCTCTTGATCGGCGCGGTTGTACTGCGTGTCGTTGCGAAAGCGGTCAAAATCAGACGGCAGCGCATAGCTGGCCGTACCGCTGCCCGTGCTAAAGGTGTGTTCTTTTTCAAGGATGGCCCACGGGCCGCGCTTCACCAGCGTCTTGCCCTCGCGCTGGGCGCAGACAAGAAGCTGGCGGGCAGTTGCATCGACGTTGCCGACCACAGAGGTCGGGCGCTCGAAGCCTACATAGTCAGCCGTGTTCTGGCAGATCGTCAGCAGAGTCATTGTCGATAACCTTTCGCGGTCGTCCGCGCTTCTTTGCCGGTTCGTCAGCAACAGGTGCATCGGATCGACCGTTAGCTTCTAAATAGAGAGTGGCGATTTTCTTAAACTCGCCAAAAATTGGGCCCATGTTTTGGGCCGCTAAATCGGAAATGTCCGCAAGTTCCTCGACCGTCTCAATGTTGGCGACGGTGAGTTCGCGGACGCGCGCTTCGTCAAGGCCAGGTAACTTTGCCAGCGGTGTGCCGGTCTTCGTCTCAGCTTTGCCTTCGCGGTATGCAGCCCATGCAGTCGGGAACCGCTCAAGGTCAGACGCGCGAACCGGGCCAACAAAAGTGTCCCGGTTGCCTGTGACTGAGATGGAAACAAAGTCTTTTTCAACGCCGTTTAAGCTGGACCTGTAAAAGGTTGCCTTCACGTTTGCCTCTGGCATAACGCATTTCTCCTTTAGATATGTGGGATGAAAAAGGGGCCGCCGAAGCGACCCCTTTTTTTACTTACATCGGGAACGTGCAGATAATTTCTTTATCTGAAATATCCCCGGCGATTGCACAGACGTTGTCTGTGGCAGCCGCCGACACATCGAGCGTGCCATCGGCACTCCCGGTCGGTGTCAACGGATCGCCATCAGCGCCAGCCGTCAACGCTATTGATAGCGTCGCCGGACCGGCAATCTGAATCCAACAATACTGACCATCGGTCGGTGCGCTGTTTAGAACGCCCGCGCCGATCTCAACGCTGTCGGACAGGTCGCTTGTGACCTGATTGTTTTTGTGGCCGTCGAGCGTGTAATAATACGCCACCTGACCAGACACAGCAGCAACAGAACCGCTGCCCGTGTCGTATTGAACATACTTAAAAATTTTGGTCACGCCGCCGGAGTCGATGACCGACCCAAGCTGACCAACACCATATTCGGCGGTGCTGGAAACTGCGGCGGGATCAATACCGATTACAGGAATCGTAGACATATCAAGCCCCCCCTAAACGTGAATCACGCCCTGAAGGGCGCGGTTAGAACAAGTGAGATTGCCGGACCAAACCATCGGCACCACCATCGCATCCTGATTGACAGACATGCGCGTATCCAGCGGCACAAAGTTGCGGTCTGCTGCAACCTCAAGACGCAGATAGTTGGTGTTGATAAAGTACATGTGTGAGGTCGGCACCACGTCATCGTAGTAGACATCTGACCCGAGATATCTTGTAGTGACGAAGCCACTGTTCGCTTCGTTTGCATCAGCGACACGCTGAATTGCTTGAAGCGATCCGAGAAACGCTTTGTATGCGTTTGCATCGGCGGTCACAATGTCGGGCTTATCCACTCCACGCACGAGCGACAAATATATGTTATTCATATCACTCTGTATATTGGAAGTACTAAAGCTCGACGAGGTGGCCGTGGTCTGTACGTTTTGCCAAAACGAGAATGTCGAGGAATTGATCCCTCCACACGTTCCCGTGCCAGCGTCAGCAATGACCAACTGAAGACCGCCAACTTCCTTGCCGCTGGAACCTGTGCCGTCGCTGTAGAGCGAAGTCGACAGGGAGTTTTCCAGTGACTTTTCAAGGACGCTAATGCGGGCCTCAAGCAGATTGATGATTGCTTCTGGACCTGAGTTTTTGATTTCCTCAAGACCGGAGATTGTCACCGTGCCTGCAAGCTGTTTCCAGTCGTAAACCGCTGAACTCAGAACATCGGCAGGCGAAGTGTCCAACACTTCATAGCCGCTGTAGAAGTTAACGGTGTCGTTGGCTTGGTACTCTAGCTCTCTCACGATATCTCTACCGCCAGAGAGTTCGACCACGTTTCCGCGTTCCCGCATTTTGCGAAGCAGAGCGTTGTGATTGGTCACATTGTCTGCAAGCTGGCGAGATCGGTTACGGAGCGTCGTCGTGACTATTTCCGAAAGATTCGGAGATGCCATTGTCTTCTCCTTTATTTGGTTTCTAGGATTGCAACTCCTTCATTGTGTGAAGCAGTGCGTCTCGCACGCTACTGCCGCTAGGCAATGCTTCCCTTGCCGGTGCACCGCTGCCTTTCACATTCGCCTGTTGTGCGCGTTTTGCTTTGCGCACATTTTCTGCCTGCTTTTGCTTGGCAGTCACTTTCTCCGCTTGCTGGTCGATCAGGCTTCCCCGCAACTCGGGGTTCGCGTAGACCGCCATCTCGTAAGCGGCGTCCATGTCTTGCGCGACGCCGGATTGGATGAGACCGCCCATAGTCGTGCGAACCGCATCAAAATGCGGGTGCGCGAGCGATCCATCTTCCACTGTCGCCTTGGCAAATGTGTCAATTTGCTGCTGGGTGTCGGCAACTGCGGCCTGCTGCTGCTGTTGCGCTTGTGTTTGCAAATAACCTTGCAACTGAGACACCTGGTCTCTGAGTTGCTTCACTTGCGGGTCGGCAAAATCGTCTTCAGCTTGCTCGCTTACGGCGAGTGCTTCGGTGTTAATGCCATAATTTTGCGCCAGCCATGCAATCGCTTGCTGAGGGCTTTCGCGCAAAAACTTGTGTGCGCCAAGTAGCTGGCGGACGGCTCCAATGTCGTCTAGGCCAGCACGGGCAAATTCATCTCGGAAGGGAACCATCACCTCATCAAGCGCAGAGGCGCGGCGGCGAATATCTGCCACTTCCTGTGTCTTGCGAGTGTAATCGCCTTCCATGTCTTTATAGCGTTGAAGGAACACTTCCTGCGCGTCCGGGGGAAGCGCGTTAAAGCTGTCCTTAAAATCAGCAGCCCAATGCGCTGGCGCTTCAATGCCGCGCGCTACTTCTTCCGGCTCGTCTGCTGCCTCGTCGGCAACCTCGCTTTCAAACTCCACATCTTCAGCGGGCGGCGCGTCATCCTCTGCCGCAAGCGGCTCCGGTTCGGGCGTAGGCTCTGGCTCACGCGGTTCTTCGCGTGTCGCCAAAGC